CGTTATATCCCTGAGCTAAAGAGTAAGGAATATTCCTTACTAGCTAGAGCAGAGCGTCAAGCTTTCAACACAGTTATTCAGGGTTCTGCAGCAGACATAATGAAGTTGGCATTAGTGCGTGCCCATTCCTGCTTTATTAGCGAACCTAGTGTTAATCTAATCCTCACAGTTCATGACGAGCTGGTAACTGTAACACCAGAAGACAGGGTGGAAGACGTGGTAACTGCTATTAGAACTTCTATGGAAGATATCAAACTCCAACAGATGATTGTGCCCCTAGTTGCTGACATCCATGTTGTCGACAAGTGGGGAGAAGCTAAATAGTGTTTTGGAATCGTAGACGGAAAAATCCTGACCTTACTCTGACTGAGATTACTTCCAGACTACGTGGGTTTATTCTCGACTCGCAGATAAACAATGCCCACGAAATTAGCGTTATTCTAGGGTGTGCTGTTACCAGTGAAGAGGTGGCTGAAAAAGAGGAAGAAGAGAGCGAAAAGCGAGTAGACGCTATCTCTTATCTATTTCCTCTAATTTATGCTCACGCCCACGCATTGTCTGAGGGAGCCACGTCCTTTCAGCGTCAAGCCCTTCCAAGCCTAGGAGAGATGCCAAACATCCCCGAAGAAGTTTGGATTGAATCAAGAAAACTAATGGAGCAAGTATCAGTAGCTGCGCTGGTTGGAAGTATCTCGCAACTAGTAGATATGGGCCTCCTTGAAGTTCCAAAGATGAGGAAAAAGAATGGGATATAGCGAAGACTGGTGGGCAAAAAAGCTCGCCAACAACTCTAACACTCCACGAGAAATACCCTCAGCCCCACCGTCGCAACAGCCGATGACTAGGTTTGAGCAACCAACCGCTACTAATGACCCCGCTGCTAAGGCCCAGAGTGCAAAGCTCACAGACTCCTGTCCCGATTGTGGTTCAGCCAATTATTTTGGTATTCAAGGCTCTAGACCACGGTGCTATGAGTGCGGCTACCCAATGGAGCAATCTGGAAGTCGTTATGGAGCATTAGCGGGTGCTAATGTTGAGGGAGACACTAAGTCTGCACAAGGCAACGACACTAGAAACAACTACAATCCACAAGAAGTGATTGGGAGGATAGATGGATAACACAATGTTTAAAACCATTCCACTAGAAACAGCCGTGGAATACCACACGTTTGCTGCCGAGCGTGGCAGGAATGCAGGAAAGATTGAAGAGCACAAGCGAATTATGGACCTTCTAAAAAAGAAGGGTATGTATGACGCAATTATGGTGATAAAAAAGGCTGATGAGCAGGCTTCCTGATTTAGATTACGTATTCGAACCTGACGATAATCAAGAAAAGATTGCCGATGCATGGATTGCAGAAGGTCGCCGTCAGGAGCGTCACCGTATTTTAACCATTATTGAGCTAGACTTACTAACAACACCAGACATAAAGAGAAGACTGGAGGCACTAGTCTATGGAGGCTATGAAAATGTCCCTAAACCCTGATGCTCAGAGAGTAATTGCCGAGCTAAACAAGCGGTTTGGAGCAAGCACCGTTGTAATCGGAAGTGACATTACTTCTGACCTAACCCCAAGAATGACCACAGGGTCTACTACTTTCGACTATGTACTAGGCGGAGGATTCCCAGGAAACCAGTGGAACGAACTTATTGGAGAACCATCTCACGGAAAGACTGCTATTGCACTGAAGTGCATCGCAGCCAACCAAGCAGAAAACCCAGAGTTCACTACGGTCTGGGTCGCTGCTGAGCAGTGGGTTCCAGAATACGCAGAGATGTGTGGCGTAGATACTGACCGTATAATAGTTGTTGAGACCAACATTATGGAAGAAGCGTATGACGCAGTCATCGCATTCGCAGAGTCCAAGGCTGTAGACGCAATCGTCATCGACTCGCTACCAGCACTTGTTCCTTCTCCAGAGAGTGAGAAGAACATGGATGAAATGACTGTTGGTCGTGGAGCACTGCTTACCAACAAGTTCTTCCGCAAGGCTGGAGCTGCCATGAAGCGGTCTCTTACCGAAGACGAGCGTCCTGTTCTAGGCATTGTAATTAACCAGTACCGCATGAAGATTGGTGTAATGCACGGAGACCCACGCACTACCCCTGGTGGCGAGGGCAAGAACTACGCATTCTTTACTCGCTCAGAGGTTCGCCGTGACGAGTGGATTGAAGAGGGCACAGGTGTAAACAAAGTGCGTGTAGGTCAGCGTATAAAAATTCGCACTATTAAAAACAAGACAGCACCTCCACAGCGCATTGCATACGTGGATTTTTACTTCCAAGACAGCGGCATTTATTCAGCAGGTGACTATGACTTTGCTAAGGAGGTTGCTGCAATGGCAATCGTCAAAGAAGTTGTAGACCGCAGAGGTGGCTGGATTTACCACGGAGAGAGAAAGTGGCAAGGACAGGAAGCCTTTGTTGCTTCTTTGCGTGAAGAGGTCGACTTAGTGTCAGAGCTACGTGCTAGAGTATTAGAAGTATCAAACACACCAATAGGAGGGTAACTATGGGGCACATGAAGGACTTGTACACAGAGCAGGAAGAAACTCTGTACGAGGAGTACCTTGAGTCACAGCGCAATGAGTTGCGACTGGAGGGTCAGAGAGAAGCTTGCCTAATGATTAAGTATGACTTAGACAAAAAGTATGAGTCACTTACTCTTTGGGCAAAGCCGTCAGAAGCAGGACCAACTGCTCTGAGGGAAGCAATTGAGATTGTGGAGAAGTATCTTTAGTGAAATCTGAAGGACAGAAGCACTCTCGAAAGCACGAGAACCGTCTATCAAAAGTGATAGGCGGCTCCCGTACTGCAGCATCAGGGGCATTTTGGTCACGTAAGGGAGATGTGCGTTCTGAAGAGTTGTTGGTTGAGCATAAGTGGACTGGAAAAAAATCCAAGACCATTCAATCGACAGAGCTAAAGAAGATAACAACTGAAGCTATCTTAGACGGCAGAGTGCCAGTGTTCGGACTTCATTTGGATGGGGAGAATTACGTGATTCTTCTAGAAACCGACCTAATGGAGTTAGTGCACAAGGCATATGATAAATGAAGAAAGATTAGACCATTCTTGGAGAGAACGGGCAAGGTGCCAAGGTGCTGATACAGAGATTTTCTATCCCCCTAGGGATAAAGAACGGTACAGCGAAATTGCTGCAAAAGCAAAAGAGTACTGTAATGGTGCTAAGGGCACCTCTCCCTGTCCAGTTCGTGCTGAATGTTTTTGGGATGCCATCGTTACAGATGAGCAACATGGCATCTGGGGCGGCATGTCTCATCGGGAACGGAATGCTTTCATTAGAAAATGGCAGAAGAAGTACCAAGGAAAACTAACTCTTAAAGAATACGTATACCAAGAACGAGGAGGAACCAGTTGGCAGTAACGAAGACGGACTTGCAAAAGTTCTTAGACGCTAAGAAAACCAACCGAAGACTAGTAGGAGACGTTGAGCGTCATTTGCTGTCACGGCCACTAGGAGAACGTAGAACAGACGTTCTACATCCCTCTGAGATAATTAAGAGAGACTGGTGCAGACGAGCCTCATACTTTTTGTTAAAAGGCCACACCAAGATTCAGACTCGACCAAACTTACGCCTTCAATCAATCTTTGACGAAGGACACGCAATTCACGCCAAGTGGCAGAATTGGTTTTATGAGATGGGTGTGCTGCACGGCCAGTTTAAGTGTCAAGCCTGTGGCAAGCTGACGTGGGGAACCAGCCCTGACATCTGCGAGATTTGTCAGAGCCGAAACCTTGTGTATGCCGAAGTAACTTTGGTAGATGATGAGTTGCGTATTGCAGGACACACAGACGGTTGGATTAAAGGCATTGGTAACGACTGCTTGATTGAGATTAAATCAATTGGGCCAGGAACCATTCGCAACGAAAACCCTGACCTTTTCCGTGATTCGCCTGATTTTATGGCTGCTTGGAAGAACGTTCGTCGTCCATTTAACTCGCACTTACTGCAGGGTCAGGTCTATTTAGAGTTGATGAAGAGAATGGGGCACAACGTTAATGAGATTGTGTTCTTATACGAGCTGAAAGCAGACCAAGACTATAAAGAGTTTGCTATCAAACCTGACTATGAGCTTGTTCGCCATGTATTTGATGGAGCTAAAAAAGTAGTAGATGCAGTAAACAACAACGAAGTTCCTCGATGCAATAACAATTTGGGTGGCACCTGTCCTCAGTGTGAGGGGTATGACGAGTAATGACAACAGAGATTAACACCACGGCAGGCTCTATCTGGAAGTCCAAGAGACCAGACTTTGACAATGTTGAACTGCCAAACGATATAACACTGTTAAATAGTGAACAACTGGGCGAGAAGTTTACTCAGCTCACCGCATGGGCAGATTACGCAGCATCGGAAGTTGCTCATGCCCAGATAGCCGAGAGAGAAGCCCAGCGGAGACTTTCTCTAAAAGAAAACACGCTATTAGTACAGAAGCTAGGCTCAGGACTTAAGGGCGAGAGAGTAACTCTGGTAAAGGCTCAGATAGCAATTGACCCAGATGTTTTAGACCTTTCTCAAGAATATGAGAACCGATATGCCTACAGAAAGCTCGTTGAAATGACTCTCCACAACTATGAGAGAGATTTAGCACTGGTATCCAGAGAATTAACTAGAAGAAGCAATGATTTGAGGTCAACTAGAAAAGAATGGTCCCTATAATGGAGTCTCATTTTCCCATTTCAATCCCTAGGAGACCCCTCATGCAGGTTACTGTTTACACCACCCCATCTTGCCCACAATGCGAAATGACTAAGAAGGTTCTCAACAAGGGAAACGTTCGCTATAACATCGTAGACCTTTCTACGGATGAAAAGGCAATGGAGTATGTAAAGCAAGACCTCGGCTATGCTTCAGCCCCAGTTGTAATGGCTGGTAAAGAGCACTGGAGCGGGTTCCGCCACGGTTATCTACAGAACCTCATAAAGATTGTACACGGCGAGGAAGCTCACTCAAAGCCTGCTCAAAAGGAAACAGTAGCGGCATAACAATGTCTTATAGGTGGGCATACTCTTTAACTCCAGCTGAGGAGGCGATTGCAGCACGGGTTGGCTGGGAGAGACAGCTGCCTATGCTGGGTCAACCTGAGCGCAACCGCAACTATTCAGAAGGAGACATCTGGGAAGCGTGGCAGCACATGATAGCTGCCGCAGCAGAATTGGCTGCCGCTCGAATGTTTGGTTTAGAAGACTTTGTTCCACATGTAAACACGTTTAAAAACAAGTTAGACATCCCTGGGTATGAAGTCAGATACTGTTTTACAAAGGCTACCAGTCCTAAATATTCTCTTAGATTTAAAAAGGGAGTAGATGACCCAAATGAAATTTACATTTTGATGGTCGGAGGACCTGAAGAAAAAACCAGACGTAATCCTAATGACGGGTATAAGTCCCCACCATTTCGTGCTATTGGATGGAAACTAGGCGCTGATTGCACAGCTTCCAACTACTTAGCTCCATATGGTGTTGATAACTACGCCGTACCAGTAACTGATTTAAACGAGATGACTGAGCTGCCAGAAATGAGTCTGCATGACTGAAAAGCGATTCGGAGGCGGACTTTCCACAGGAGCAGTTGTTTCTTTGGGGATTGACCAGTCCCTCACAGGATTCGCTTTCAGTGCCGTTGATACTTCAGACCCATTTAATCATATTACTTGGGTATACAAATCCCCTCACAGAGGCGTACAGCGCCTCTCAGACATACGTCTGTGGATGCATTCTAGGCTGTCATTTTTAAGAGATAGCGACCACACCATTCATGATGCTGCCATGGAACGAGGAGTTCTCGCTAGTCCATCTTCGTTGCCCCTAGGAGAGCTAGCGGGCCTAGTTAAACTGACTCTTTGGGATTACTTACCCCCAGGTAGTAAACCCCGTGTTCCATTACAGGTTGCGCCTATGTCACTCAAGAAGTTTGCTACAGGCAAAGGCAACTCTAAAAAACAAGAGGTACTTTTGCAGATTTACAAGCGTTGGGGAGTTGAGTTTAATGACGACAACGCTGCCGACGCCTACACCCTTGGACGTATGGCTACAGGGTATTACATCAACCAAACTGAGCAAGAAGTGCTCGAAAAGATACTCAATGGAGATTACCGAGATTCAGAGTAGGTTTTCTGTCACCATAGTTGTCGAGGATGGCGCATAATATCGACAACGAAGGTACATAAATTGAGTGAAATTGAAAACGCAACAGGAGTAACAGAAGAGCCGTTTCTACGAGTCTCGGCGGGCTCCAACCCACAATCAGTAGCATCCGCCATTGCACACGCAGTATACGACAG